TTGATTTACCTAAAGAAAAAATAGTTAAAATATCAGCCTATTGTGATACTGCAGACACAGGAGAAGATTTTTTATGTAATATTATTTATGCAGATTGCAAGGACAGTGCTTATATTTTAGATGTTATCTATACAAAAGAAGCTATGGAAATAACAGAACCTATGGTTGCTGAAGCATATAAGAAGTTTAATGTAAATGTTGCAGATATAGAAAGCAATAACGGTGGTAGAGCATTTGCAAGAAATATTGAAAGAATTACAAGAGACAAAGGAAATTATAAAACTGTTATTAAATGGTTCCATCAAAGTGGAAATAAGATAGCAAGAATATTATCAAATAGTGCTTGGGTTAATGTAAATATCTATATGCCAGTTGACTGGGAAAATAAATGGCCAGAATTTGCAAAAGATATTATCTCTTATCAAAAGGAAGGTAAAAACAAGCACGATGATGGACCAGATGCTTTAACTGGGGTTGCTGAAAAGATGAATATTGATGGATACAACTGGAATCTATAAAGGGAGTAAATATATGTTTGAGTTTATAAAGAACCTGTTTAGGAGAAAAAAAGATATGAATAGAGTAGCAGTAAAAGAATTAGAATTGATAATCAGAAACTTCTTAGGTAGTAAAGAATTAAAAAAAATGCAATTAGGAGATAATTACTACAAAGGAAAACATGATATTTTAAACAGAGTTAGAAAAGTAATAGGACAGGATGGAAATTTAGTCCCAGCAGCTAATTTGCCTAATAATAAAATTGTAGATAATATGTTTGCTAATGCTGTGGATCAGAAAACAGATTACTTATTATCTAAAACCCCTAGTCTTTCATCTAAAAACGAAAAAGATATAGAAAACTTAAATAAAATATTCAACAGCAAATTTTTTAAGCTATTACACTCAATAGGCAAAGGAGCTTATTTGAACGGAATAGCTTTTTTATATGTTTACTACAACGAAAAAAGCAAGTTTTCTTTTAAAAAGTTCAAAGGGAGTGAAGTTATACCTATATGGAAAGATGATGATCATACTGAACTTGATTATGTAATAAGAATATACAATACAAAAAAATTTACTGGATTTGATTATAAAGAAGTTACTAATGTTGAGGTTTATACTTTGTCAGGTATAGATTATTATACTTGGAGTAATGGGTTAAGTTCTTTAATCAGACATGAAAACTATATGAAACTAGGAGATAAAGAATTTAACTGGGAATATTTTCCTGTTATACCATTCAAAGTAGATGAAACAGAAGTACCTTTAATTATAAGAGTTAAGAGTATTCAAGATGCAATCAATGAAATTATTAGTGATTTTAAAAATGCTATGGATGAAGATTCAAGAACTACTATACTTGTTATTAAAAATTATAATGGCCAAGGTGGGACATTAAGGCACAATATGAACCTTTATGGATATATTCCTGTTGCTGCAGATGGTGGGGTTGATAAACTAACTATTGAAGTTAATGCAGACAACTATGAAACTATCCTAAAAATATTGAAAAAATCTTTTATAGAAAATGCAAAAGCATTTGATGCAAAGAGCGAAAAATTACAGGGTAATGTAAATCAGATGAATATTCAATCTATGTATTCTGATATAGATTTAGATGCAACAGCACTTGAAAGAGAGTTCAAAGCCTCATTGAAAATGGTGTTATGGTTTGTAAAACAGCATTTAAAGGCTAATTTTAATGAAGATGACATAGATATTATATTTAATAAAGATATTTTAATTAATGAAAGCCAAGCAATTGAAGATTGTCAAAAATCCGTAGGAATATTAAGTACAGAAACAATAGTAGCTCAACATCCTTGGGTGAATGATTCTAAAGCTGAATTAGAAAAGATTAAAAAAGAAAAACAGGATCCTATTGAAAAAATAGAAGAAGTCTATGAAGGACATAATCATGAGTAAAAACTATTGGATAGATAGATTTACAGCTGAAGAAAATAGAATCAATGAAATATCTAAGGAGCAAGTAAAAGAAGCCAAAAAACAATATGACATAGCTTTAAAGAATACAAATCAAAAAATTTATGAGTTTTATGCTAAGTATGCAAAAGATAATAATATATCTATGCATGAAGCTAAACAAAGATTTAGTAAAAAAGAATTAAAAGAATTTAAAATATCTTTAAGTGAATATGTAAAAAAAGGTCAAAGTCTTGATATAACTCTTGATGATAGCATTATAAAAGAATTAAAGAATACTAGTGCAAGAGTTCATATAGAGAGACTTGAAGCTTTAAAGATGGAAATTAAAGCAGAAATAGGCTTGTTATCTAAGACCATGGAAAATAGATTAGATAAGCATTTAAGAAAAATTTATAGAGATAGTTATTATAGGAGTGCTTACAGTATCCAAAAAGGTTTAGATAAGTTTTCTAATATAGAAAAATTAAATCCTGAATTACTTGAAAATTTAATATATAAACCATGGACAAAAGATAATATTAATTGGAGTAAAAGGATCTGGGGGAATGATAGTAAGTTAGTTAATACTTTACATACTAATTTAACTCAAAATATTATAACAGGAAAACCTTTAAAAGAAGTTATAGATACTGTTGCTGAAAGATTTAATGTCGAAAAGAATATAGCCTCTAGGCTAATAATGACAGAAAGTGCAGCATATCATTCAAAAGCAAAAGAAAAATGTATGAAAGATTTAGGTTGTAAAAAATATGAAGTTATAGCAACTCTTGATGATAGAACTTCCTCTATTTGCAGAAGTATGGACAGTAAAGTATTTGATATGAAAGATTATCAAGTTGGGGTTACAGCTCCACCCTTTCATGTTAATTGCAGAACAGTTACAGCCCCTTACTATGATAAAATAGATGGAGATATTAACCTAAGAGCTTCAAGAACAGAAAATGATGATTATGAGTTAGTAGATGTTAGAGATTATCGTGATTGGTATGATAGATATGTTGAGTGGGATAACCAAAAATCTTATAATAAGTCTGACAATACTAAAACTAATCTTGAAACAAAAAATAAATCTGATATAATTAAATTAAGAAATGATACAATAGATAAGGAAATAAGAGAAAATGTTTTGAAAGATGTTAAACATAACTCAGGTCTTGGAACAGTAGGAAAAAAAGTTTTAAAAAATATAGGTTTAGATGAAAATTTAGAATTTGTAATTTCCGACAATAGAGGATCTGTTTCTGCTACTTATGATATAGAATTAACAAAAAGTAAAAAAATTATGTATAGAAGAAAATTTAAAAAAATGAAACTATCTCTAAATGATAGAAGAAATTTATATTACAGAGAAAAAACTATTTTTCATGAATCTTACCATGCTATGCTGAATAATAAGTTAACTGATGTTCATTATAGTGATATTGAATTTTATAAAAAGTGGAGAGATATAGAGGAAGTTTTTGCTGAATCATCGGGTCATTATTTATCAGATTTGATAGGAAATAAGGTGAAATTAGGAGTATCTTATCCTGAAAGAATGGTTGAAATATTACCTAGATTAAAAAAGTTTAGAAAATTTAATGAATGTAAAACTATTTCTGACTTTGGAAGAATAGTATATTATGAAAGATATAAAGGTAAAAACGCTATATGGCTCCCTATTAGAGATGAAATTTTAAAAAAAGAATTAGATACTTTAGGATATAGTAAAAAATATATTGACTATATTGAAAAAAACAAAAGTAAAATATTTGTATTGATTTATAAAAATGCTCCAGATATTTTATCAAAAGAAGAAGTAAGAAAAATAGTTAATAAAGGTACTGAAATAATAAAAAATGCAACTTCTCTTGATAATCTAACAGGTTTTGAGAAAGAAATTTTTTATAATGTTTTAGTATCAGCAATGAAATTAAAGGGGGTAAAATGATGTTTTTGTTTCTTTCAAAGGATCTAATAAATCAAAAAAATTATGATGAAGTTTATAAGTTATTAGATTTTATTTTTAGTGATATTGAAACTGTTTCAATTAAAGATGGAAAAGAGATAAATTTATCAAAAATAGAAAAAGAAAAAGCTTTAAAAAGAATTGAAGATTTGGGAGAAACAAAAGTTCTTAAAAAATATAAAGCCGGGAAATATATTGATATTTAAATTATTAGGAGGGTTTTTAATGAAAAAGAAAACAGGAAGTTTAATATTTTTTTTATTAATAGTTTTAGGTATTTTGGGATATTATTACTATAATAATATTTATGTCTTTAGATTTGTAGATAAAGAAAGAATCTTAAATGATAATTTTGAAATAGATGAAACTACAAGTGATTCTGTTAGATTTACGGAAAAAGGATTAGGATATAATTATATATTAAAAACTTTCACTCTACAAAAAATTAAAGATGATATAAAAGTTAAGTCTAGTTTTTTAATATCTGAAAGTATGTATCAAAAGACGGGTTATGATGAAATTCATAAAGATGATGATATCATTGTTTATTTAAAAATAGAAAATAGTGCTAACTATAACTATCGCATTAATAAGTATGTTAAAGAAAAAGAAGTATTTATTCAAGTCAATTATGTTTCAGAAGAAAAAATATTAGATTATAAAATTGACAACTTAGTTTCAGAGGCAGAGAGTTATTTAAAATATTAATGAACTAAGAGAGTTTTTTAACTCTCTTTTTTATTGCAAAGGAGAGTGGTTATCTTTAAATAATTTTAGATATTACAAAAGACAACTCGTGTTTTTAGTATTGCCCACGATAAAGAACAAGTGCTAAATTGCTGACATACAGCGTTAAAAATGAAAGGAGCAAACAAATGAATAAAGAGGATTTAATTAAGTTAGGACTAACAGAAGAACAAGCAACAAAGTTAATGGAAAAATATGGGAATATGATCCCACAAAGTAGATTTAATGAAGTTGTAGAGGAAAAGAATAAGTTAAAAGCAGATTTAACTGAAAGAGATAAACAATTATCTGAGTTACAAAAGAATAATGCAGATAATGAGGAATTAAAGAAACAAATTTCTGAATTACAAGAAAAAAATCAAGCTAGTGAGAAGGAATATCAAGAAACATTAGCTAAAATTAAGCTTGATAATGCTTTGGAACTTGCTTTAACAAACGCAGGAGCTAAAAATAATATAGCTGTAAAAGCATTATTGAAAATGGAAAATATAAAAATGGATAATGA